ACCTGCTGCGGTTTTCGCAAATTGCATGAAATTCTCTCGAATGCATTTGGACAAAGCGGAGTGGCAACTGGGGTGAAATAACGTCATCATGAACACAGACCACAGAATACGGGCGATCATGCTGACCCGGCCATCTAGCCTAGAAAAGTCAGTCAATCCGATTCCCTGTGACAGTCCACATATACGCACTACTTCATCCGCCAGCGCCGCCGGCGTGTTGCCGGGCCCAACAAACGGCATGGTCTTGAAGACATCATCAGCCGCGTGCACAAATTGGGCATACTCCATGGTCGACTTAGAGCCCGCTGGCGTTATCATGCGGGGATGCGTAACCTTATCATCCTCACCAAGCTCGTAGGCTTCCGCCTTCACAAACGACTTGGGATTGAGTTTGTTATCAACATCTAACTCCTCCATTCTATCAACGGCTCTTTGAGTCGGGCGAGACCTTCTCTCCTTAACTTGCTCGAGCGTCGTCGGCATCACAGTGCCTTTAAGATTTTTAGGAATTATTAAGTCAATGAATTTCACAAGGGAGTTGAAAGTACCGGCATCTAACTCGGTATCATTCACACGCACATCGATCACCCTTCCCTTCACGCCCTGTGCCTCATTGTCGAGGGAGCTATCGAAGACAAGAGCGTCAGGAATGATGGCGCTCATAAAGGGGTGCAACGGCTTCTTAGCCGAGTCGTCATATTGGCCATACTGAACGTACTTGAGGTCCAACCCCGACGTCACATATGCCGGCTTCGCGCCAGACAACTGCAAGCAACTATCTAACAACACCGACGCTGTCGTGGTGTCTAGTTTGGTTGCGCTTGCTACCACTCCGATGGATGGACTAACCTTGCCCAGTTTAATTACATTCATCACGTAACGAAACTGATCGTACGGCACGGTTATGGACGTGAAACTGCCAGCGGCTGCCAAAGAGACATAGCGACCATCCGGTCGCTGAGACTCAATGTAAACCATACCTTTGACAACTGGGCAGAATCTCTCCAACGTGTTGCCCGACAGCACCTTAACCCCTTTGGTTAAACGCAACCATAACTCCTTGAGCATATTGTTGGTCCAAATGGGATAACCAGTGTAACGGACAGTGGGCGTAAGAGCTACGAGAGTGTACGTACCAGAATCCCCGATAAGGATTCTATCGATATCATACACGGTCTTGAGACCCTCATGCTCAAAGAACATGGTGTCATTAGACCAATTCCAAAGATGGTGCTTAAACCGCGCACCCCCGGAAATCTCGTTCAAAATGGACTGGTCTTCCAGAAAGCAAAAACCGTTGTCGCCCAGGCTTCTCGCCGCGACAGTCGGAATTAACGTTGCCATCAGGACTGGTCCATCGACACTACTAACCAGACGAGAAATATCTTCTTTAGTGAGGTAGTACTCTGTGTCGATGATCACTAGCACGCAGCGGCGCGGGGGATCAAAATCTACCTGGGTGCAAGTAAGATCCCTGTACCAGTAGTAATCCCGGCTGCCGTTGACAACTGCGGCTTCGTTGGCTCGAGAACGCTGGTAGACGTAAACCTCGAGACCCAACATCTTGGCAAGAAACGTGGCATAAGGTAAGGCCAAGTTTCTATCCCGGGCAGAGTCCTCGTGACTGTGGTTCTGCGCCGACTTCCCAGTGATCTTAGGCATACCGACGACGTATTTACGAACGTCGCCGGAGGCGTAAGGCAATTGCACCGGGCGAAAGGTCAACCATTCTCGCAAACGACAAAGGCAAAGTAGCCCCGACGCCACGCCTACCTGCAGGGCAATATTCACCACACCCAGACCGGATGGCAGAACGCCACCCAGACAGAGGGTCATGACGATATCTAAAGACAGGAGAAGACGCAGCTTTGTGGCGGCAAGCCAGTTAAACAAGCGGATGATTAACCAATTC